TTAAATAGTATTTAGGAGATTGAGTGTGGCCATTGTTTCTTCGACACGCTTTTTTTCTAGAAGATGGGCATATACACCGAGCGTAATATTCACATCCGAGTGTCCCAATCGTTCACTAACGTATTGTATCGCAATATCTTGTGATAATAGATAACTGGCGTGAGTATGGCGCAAGCCGTGAAATGTTATTGGTGTACTATCATCCATTTCTAGATAGTACCGTAAGCGTTTATTCACAGCGTTATTCGAGATTGGCTTACCGTTTTCTCCTTCAAAGGCGAAACGCTTGCCTAATGTCCATTTTTTTGCAATATCCATGTAAACGTCCGGCATCTTGATAATTCTGTTTGATGTTTCAGTTTTTGTATCTTTGAAAGCCTGGTCTTGCATTTGCCATGATTTGTTGACGTTTATTGTATTGTTAGTAAAGTCAAAATCTTCTGGAGTTAGTCCAGTTATTTCAGAAAAACGAAGACCTGAATAGACTGCCGTTAGAATCATTTTGCAAGATACTGAATCGTTATAACGGATTCTATCAACTAGCTTTTTCATTTCGTTGTATTCTAAGAATTTTAAGTCGGCTTCTTTGCTTTTAACCTTTGAGCGAGTAGTGACATTTCTAGCAAAATCTTTGGTAATCATACCATCGTCTAGTGCGTAAATTACAAACGATCTGACGATATTCTTTATTTTCAAAATTGACGACTTAACGTGTGTGTCACCATACTCGTTTAGTAGTATCTGAAAATCTTTTGATGTCACTTCGTCAATTTTTTTATCGGGCCACTTTTGCTTTAGAAGGTTTGTGGTCGTTTTGTACCAAACTTTTGTTGCCGTTTCTAGTTGTGGTTCTTTAAAAACGGTGTACCACTCGATGAACTCATCAACAAACAACGAATCTCTTGTTGATAGTCGCTTATTCTGTTTCTTAAACTCGGCATCGTTTGCCCAAGTCACGGCATCACGTTTTGTTGCAAAACCAGACATAGTTTTTCGTACACGTGTCTTGCCGTTCATGAAAGATACGTTAGCGGTCCATGTTTTTCCGCGCTTATAAATCGATGCCATAAAAAAAGCCTCCTTAAAAAAGGGGCGGATATCTGTTATAATTATACAGAACGCCCCGTGCGTTTATGTGATATGGCACACCCTGAACTTTGGCGAGATGGGGTGTGTTTTTATTTGTCTTTAAACCTTTTAACGTGATGCTCAGCACGTATGTACGCCCGATAGGGCATGTGTGTTAATCATTCAAGTGTTGAATTGCGTAGTTTGCTTCTTCAGGTGTGAATTTCTCACCAGCTTCTGATGTGAGCTGATCTCGAATTGCATCTGTAGACATTTGCATTTGGCTTTGATAAGACTTGGCCTTGTTGAGAGCATTTTTGTTGAAGTCGGCTTTCATGTTATCGATCGCATATTGTGCAGCATCGGCAGGGAACTTTTCACCAGCTTGTGAAGTTAGTTGATCATATACGCCAGCTTTTGACATGCTCATAGTATTAGCGTATGAGTTCGCTTTTGCTAACGCAGCCGTGAATTCTGCAGAAACCTTTGGCTTTTCGCTTGAACTGCTTGTTGCTTCTTTACTGCTTTGGGTGCTCGTTGTGGTTTGGTTATCAGTTGAGTTCGTTTTAGAACTGTCGCTACCACTGCCCATGTTGCTTAGTGCAACAATAACAACAATAACCGCTAAAATGATGAACCAAACACGCTTATAAAACGGTTTCTTCTGAACGTAAACATTACCGTTCTCATCAACAATCTTCTTCGCCATAAAAAACTCTCCTTAGCCTTTTAATGTGGTTGCTTATCACATAGGCTAATTATATTACAAAACCACCTGAAGAATGTTCAATCCACACTTGTCTTACTAGATGTTCCATGGATAACGGTAATCCTAGAGCGTACATAACTTCTATATAGTTAGGAATATAGTTATCTTCTATTGTGTTAAAGAAAAGGTTTAATGCGAATAAATGTGCGTTTTTTTCTTCTTCTAGCTTAGCCAAGGGAGAAAAGGCATATATTTGTTGGTTGGCGTTTTTTCCAATTGTGTGGAATATTTCGTGTGCCAATATGAATAATGGCGAGATATTCGTCTCATAGACATCGTTCATGATTATTGTATTGCGTTCTGGAAATGAAAAAGAAGGGTCAGTCACTTCAGCAGTAACATGTCTAATCTTTATATTATATTTGTGGACGACATCGTCAATTTTTTCAGAGTAAAGACTCAAATTATATTCGTATCTTTCCATATATTAGTTTTCTTCATCATCACTTAGCATTTCAATGATAATTCGCTTGTACTTTTCAGATATAGGTTTTCCGTCGAAGGCCAACATGATATCATTTTCGATCGCTCGCTTTAGATCAAATTCTGTTTGTGTCGCTGATGACGGATTCATTTCATCGGTACGGCCGAGTAAATAATCAGTAGAAACGTGCAGTACATCGGCTACTTTTTGCAAGTTATCGGCTTTAGGTGTTGATTTCTTCCAACCGTAAATAGCCTTATTGCTTAGGCCAGCCTTGTCGTTAACGTAGTCAATAGACATTTTTCTTTTATCTGATACTTCTTTAATTCGTTCGTAGATCGTTGACATATCAATATCCTGCTATTCTGAATAAGTATAAGTCGGGAAAAACCAACAAAGGTATTGATAAGTTGGAAATAACCAACTATACTTATTCTTGTAAGTTAATTACGCAAACAAAAAACAGCTATAACTTTATCAATCTTGGCGGAGGGATAAGTAATAACAATGGTTTTTTGATGTGTTTACTCTGTCATTATAGTTGAAATTATCCAACTTGTAAAGTGAAACTTACAAACATTTTTACAGTAAAAAATATAAAGGAGGAAATTATGAGCGTACAGGAAGCAATCCAAACACTTGAAACGGAACGAATTAAATTCTCGTTTCATTTGAAAAAGAAAAAGGTGAAACCTCGTATGTTGGCGCCGGTTATTGGCAAGTCTGAATCTTATGTTCGACAACTTCTATCAGGTGCAGCGACTGGCGATGCAGCCAAGGAACATTTAAACACGCTGTTCAAATTCACTGATTACGACGGCGAAGGCTGGTTATAAGGAGAAAATATGTCATTGGAAGTACAGGTGTTTGACAACCTTAAAGTCAAAGAAGAAAACGGACAGGTGTTGTTCGATGCAGAGTCAGCAGCAATCGGATTGGGAATTACGCAAATCGCTAAGAGTGGTAACGTCAGTGTCCGCTGGGAACGAGTAAAAAAATATCTAAGTATCCCCACAAGTGGGGACGGCATTGGACGTGGTGATTTCATCACTGAACCACAATTCTACAAGTTAGCAATCAAGGCTAACAACGAAACAGCTGAAAAGTTTCAGGACTGGGTAACGACTGAAGTATTGCCAACAATTCGTAAACACGGCACGTACATGACGGACAAGACGATTGAAGAAGTCTTAACGAATCCAGACACAATCATTCGATTGGCAACAGATTTAAAGAATGAGCGTCAAGAAAAACTAATGCTTGCGCAACAGGTTACGGAGTTAAAGCCAAAAGCTGACTACACGGACTTAATTCTGTCTAACAAAACATTAGTAACGATCACTTTTATCGCAAAAGATTACGGTATGAGCGGACTAGCAATGAATAAGTTGTTACATGATTTGGGCGTCCAATACAGTCAATCAGGTGTGTGGTTGTTATACGCAAAACATCAGACAAAAGGGTGGACTCAATCAGAGACAACCGAAGTTGTACGAAAAGATGGCTCAAAGAAACTTGTGATGAACACAAAGTGGACGCAAAAGGGACGACTCGGTTTGTATGAACTATTGAAAGACAACGGATACTTACCTTTGATTGAGCGAGACCAACCAGCATAAGGAGGAAAACAGATGGCGACATTCGACAACCGTGGTTACAATATCGGCGAAATTGTTGACAGTGACCACCTAAATATTGCACGAACAACATTTAACAAACATATTCGTCACGACAAATCATTTCCAAAGCCATACATCAACACAGGCAATGTCGTGATGTACTGGGGAACACGGATTCAGTATTGGCTTGATAAGAAGTCAGGGAGGTAACATATGGGACTTTGGGTAACACAAGTTTTGGGACTGGTATTCTTTACCATCGCAGTGGCATTTCTTAGCTTCAGTGTTGGTTATCAAATGCGGAAAGACGAGGAACGTCATGAGCGTAAGCGACGCAGTGGAATTTTATAAGCCAGATGCAGCATACCAAAATGTGACTTGGCATCTGGACTTGGTAAGTGAATTAGACTTCACAAAAGAAGCGTGTGAGTTCGACTCACATGAAGATGCACAGTCCGCATGGCGGGATAACATCGACTTGATTGAATTGAAGATTAAACAACTGCAAACCATGTTGGATGAAGTAAGTTCACAACCAATCAGAACGGTGGTGGACTGATGAAGAGATTAAGAGAGCTACGGCTTGAAAACGCTGAGACACAGCTTGATCTATCTGTTGAGTTAGACTTCGACGCACAAGAAATATCAAGGTATGAACGTGGCGTTGTCTCGCCAAGTCTGAAGCGATTAATTACGATAGCTGATTATTACGATGTATCAATTGACTATCTTGTAGGGAGATCAGATGAACGTTAATAATGTTAGCAAACGCCAAAGGCGACCTTGCTAAAGCAGAAATTGAACTGAAATCGTTCAAGACAAATACAAGTTTTTCGATCGACGGAAAGTTACGAAAAGACACAATTCGTGAAATGACAAACTGGACACGAACGCTTAAGCGACGTGTTGAGAGTTTAGAAAAGGAGATGAGAGCGTAAGTGGCACAGAGAAGAATGTTCAGTAAAAAAGTTACTGACACAGATACGTTTCTAGATATGCCGTTATCTTCTCAAGCATTGTATTTTCACCTTAATATGCATGCTGATGATGACGGATTCATAGATAACACGAAAACAATTCAAAGAATGATTGGATCAAGCGAAGATGATCTGAAATTACTAACAGCTAAGCAATTTATTTTCCCATTCGAGACAGGCGTTGTTGTCATAAAAGATTGGCTGGTTCATAACTACATTCGGAAAGATACATATAACAAAACGATGTATCCGAACGAGTTAGAACAGCTTCAAGTCAATGATTCTGGGCAATACGAAAATCAAAAATTTGTCACGTCGACGGAACGTCCACGGCTCGTAGACGACACGTTGACACAGGTAAGGTTAGGTAAGGATAGGTTAGGTAAGGATAGTAAAGATATATTGTCCGGTTCTGACGAACCCGACAGCAAGCGTATTCAAAAATCAGAACGTGATCAAATGTTTGAAACCATTTGGAAACTCTATCCAAAGAAATCTGGTAAAGCGAATGCCAAGAAAGACTTTGATAAAGCAATTAAATCAGGTATTGATCCTGAATTGATTAAATCAAAGCTTGAGGAGTATTTGAAACAAATAAAAGCTAAACAAACACCACAGCAATTCATTAAGCAGGGTTCGACTTGGTTTCATCAGGCTGGTTGGGAAGATGAATATGACTTCACACCAGAGGTACGTCAGACGAATGGATATGGCAGACAGAAACGTGAAGCCGTAGTACCTAAATTCCTAAAAGGATAAGCCATGGATAAATGGATAGGAGAGTATGTTAAGTCAGCTATCAGTTTAAAGGCATCAGGTGTTCGCACAACGGACGAGGGACGTAGTTATGTACAAATAGATGTCCAAGAGTTGGGCGCACGTCTAAAGGCAAACGGTGGCCTTGTAGAGATGATGAAGTATGTAGAGAAAACATCAGATTTTACAATCAAGTCAGTGTGGGAAGCATCACCAGTATCAATTCAGACGTTAATTGATATGAGAACAGAAAAAACGCCTAACGGATGCAACCGTCAGACGTAGGTATAAATACTTATCAGGGTAATTTATACCGTAATTCTAACAAGGAAAACGGAGAATAGCAAATGACAAATGATGTAGTGGTTAGCAACCTACAAGTAACAAAGTTAACACCAGCGGTTATTGAAGCACCAAATCTTGATGATTTAGTAGCAAATACAGACAAGATGTTAGCCAAGTATCGTGAGTTTCCGGTATCCGAAGAAAGTTACGATATAGCAAAACAACAGCGATCGGTCTTGAATGCAACGATCAAGGATATTGCAGATCAACGTAAAAAGATTGAAAAAGAGCTTTTGGGTAACTGGGCTGATATCAAGCCAAAGATGATGTTGATTGAAAAGGCAGGTAAAGCAGTATCTGACTTGATGAAGGATCAGATGCTACCAGTCGAGAATGAACGTAAGGAACGTCGCAAGGCAGTTGTGATGAACGATGTAACGGCACTTGCTAACGATCAAGGTGTTGATTGGGCACGCATTCAATTCAATGAAAAGTGGCTGAATAAGACATATAGCCGAAATGACATGATCAAAGAAGTTGATGCTCAAATTGTTCAGCTGAAAAAAGATGATGAATTGTTAGCGTTGCAGACTAATCAAATCGAGATTGAAGCAACTAGTATCGGTGTAGATGCAACGCCTTATATCTCAATGTTGGGTATGCGAGACTTCGCAGACATCAAAGCGCAGATGCATCGTGATGACGAAATCAAGAAAGCACGAGAAGAGGCACGCATCAATGCCGAACAAGCCCACATTGAAGCATTGGCAAAGTCAGAACAGACACGTAAAGAAAACGCACAACAAGTCGGCGACAAGCTAGTTGATGAAAACGGTGAGGTCATTCAGGCACCGCAACCAGTTGCTGAAAAGACATACGACCGCACACTCTATATTATGGGTGCAACCAGTAGACAACTTAACGGCTTGGCAGACTACATGAAGGCGAACGGGATTGCGTTCAGGGGTGAGAAATGACTGAATTTAGTAATCTGTATGAAGCACTCGCTGAAACACAGAACAATATTGAGCAACCAAAAAAAGATGCTAGTAATCCAATGTTCAAATCTAGCTACGTGACATTGGATGCAGTTATCAATGCAATCGTTAAAGCGCGTAAAGCATCTGGTGCAAAGTTCTTTTTCACAAACGTTGTGGAAGACGACCACATGATCACTCGGATTATTGGTTATGATACAACGCTGGACTTAAAAGGTTCAAAAGTTGCTGACGACCTTGGCAATCGTGGGACAAACTCAGCGCAGGCAGAAGGATCAGCCTTGACGTATGCAAGGCGTTATAGCTTGTCTATGGCATTTGGGATAGCAAGTGATGTCGATGACGATGGCAACGGTGCAAGTGGCTCAAATCGCAAGCCAGCCACACCTAAGACAATCTCACAGGAAAAAGTAACACTACTTGAAAAACTAATCGCAGATACATCGCAACTTAGCGGACAAGACATGATGACATTTACGCTAAAGGCAGCGAACGTTTCGGCACTAAAGTTTGTGACAGAAGAAAACTACAAACCATTACTAGCAAAAGTCACTGAGTGGCATAAGAAAGCAGAGGAAAAAGCAAATGATTAATCGAGTAGTCCTACTTGGACGCCTAACACGTGATGTTGACTTGAAGTACACACAATCAGGTACAGCAGTCGGATCATTCTCATTGGCTGTGCAACGACCATTTAAGGATGCAAACGGTGAACGGAGTTCAGACTTCGTGAACGCTATCATCTGGCGTAAACCAGCTGAAAACTTCGCCAACTTTGTTCACAAAGGATCGCTGGTTGGCATTGAAGGTCGGCTACAGACACGAAACTACGAGAACAACCAAGGGCAACGTGTCTACGTTACTGAGGTTGTTGTGGATAACTTCAGCCTTTTGGAAAAGAAAGGTGATAGTCAAAATACCCAACAGCCACCAGCTGATCCATTTGCAAATAGCGACAACGGCAAAATGGAATTTGATGACTCACAACTACCGTTCTAAGAAGGTATTGCCATGAAAGAATTTCAGGCATACCCGATTAAGAAAGATGGACGAGACATTACATTCAGGTTCCGTGATGAAGAAGACGCGAATAAATTTCAGTCGACATTTAATCTGTTTAATCAGACGTTGACTGAAATACAAGTGAGAGATGACCGTGAAATCACTGCTAAGCAACGACGGTTCATTTACGCAATGTTCAATGACATTTCAAAGTGGTCAGGCGATGCACCGGAATTTGTCAAACAATGGTTCAAGCTCTCGTATGAATATTGGCAAGAACTAGATGAGTTTTCGTTACGTGATGTCGAGAAATCAGTAGCAGCAGGCTTGATCACGTTCATGTTGGACTTTGTAGCTGACCACAATGTACCACTAAGTTTTATGCCACTGGATGCACTAGAACCAGAAGAAATAGCGCACTGGGAGTATCGGGCATTGATAGAAGGTTTTGATGTCATTGACGGTTCACGACCGGTTGAGATGGCTCACGGTGAGCATGCAGTTGGTATGGGACGTGACCGAAATAAGATTAGCAATGTCGATAACACGGTATTCAGTCTAAGCCACATACATCATCTAGAGCTTCATAAAATTGGACCGGAAAAATTTAGAAGTAAATATCACATCAATGGTGTACGAGTGACACCAGAAATTATCCAGCAGTTAGAAAGTAGAGGAAGACGTTTTGGCGCAACACCAAGTAGTTGGAATGAAGTCAAGTAAAGTGTATTTCAAAGGAGATGCAATCGCTTGTCGCCGATATATTAACGATAATTCGGTTGTAAAGCAACTTGATTCAGGTATTCCTGGTAAAAGAGGAAAAAAGCGCAGTGAATTCGGTTTTGATGAAGCGCTACGGATTGTGTGATTAGATGAAATTCATATTTGAAACTGAATTATCTAAGGATCCAGCACCGCATAACCAGTCAAGTTTCAATGCACGGACTAAACAAGTGTTTAAGAGTCCAAAGGAGAAGGCGTATATACACGAGTTGGAATTACGGTTACGAGCTCAAATTATCAAAGACAAGGCGTTCATGAAATATGGTGAAACACCAATAAAAGTTGATTATGTATTCGGGTTTGAGCCGGCCAGGTCTTGGAGCAAAAAAAGGAAGGCTCAAGCATTAAATCGTGAAATCTACCCAACCGAACAAAATAAAGGCGATTGGGACAATCTGACGAAAGCAACACAAGATCGATTAAATGATTTAGTGATCACGGACGATAGATTTATCGTTGATGGACGTGCACGCAAAATCTACACAGACAAGCCGTATTTACGGATAGAAATTGAAGAATTGGAGGCAACAAATGGAAACGAGACGTGATTTCAGGACTTCATCAAAGAAAGAGTTGCTGTATTACTATGCAAATTCTGTATACAACACCCATTATGGGCGAGTTATCGCACAGGCCATGATAGACAATGAATACACTTATAGCGAAGTAGCACGTCGAGCAGGTCTAAGTGATCCAACAAACGTCAGAGTGATTGTGAGCGGACAACGACGTGACCCGTACTTTAGTTCAATTGCTAAGATTGCATCAGCGCTTGATCTGACTCTGGATAAGTTTATGGAGGGTGTTAAACGATGAAATCAACAGCCGATGTGACAAGTAGTGATTTGTTTGCGGTGCTTCTCATCTTGTTAACTTTGATTATGGTTGTCTATTACATCAAGGCAATTATTTACTACCGTAAAATCAGTAATAAAAAATTTACAACAAATCAATTTATCGCAATTCATACTGGGTTGCATGAATTGCTTGAGTTTATGGAAAATCACGACAGTGAAAATAGTTCAGTAACAATGGTGACAGAAAGTAATACCAAATTAAAAATCACTGTTGAAATTCTAGAGGTAGAAGAATGACATATACATTTGATAAAGCAATTAAAGACCTTGAAAATTTAGAAGATGGTGACTTACTTACAAAATATGAAGTAAGGGCTGTGATTGAATTGTTGCGTGAAGAATACGCACCAACTATTGAGATGACTAGTGGTAACAAAGCGACTATTTCAGACAAAGACGAAGGGCATAGTCTTTCGTGGATATTAACTGACGAACACGGTTTTGACGCTTTATATTGGGGAAATATTTCAGAACAGGAGATTGCGCAGGCGTGGTTACACCCGGAGACAATTAAGGTGGTGGACGAATGAATAGTCCTGTATTAGACATGACTGCTGGAAGTCGAATGATGTGGTTCCGAAAAGATAATGGTTTGGCCACATTTGTTGATAAACGAAAAATGTATGAAGAATTACCAACTGGACACATCATTGATATTGATCCGGACGTTATCGCTGACTGGACTTTAGGACTGCCTTTTGAAGACAACAGTTATAACCTTGTATTGTTTGACCCACCGCATCTAATTCGTGCTGGTGATACTGGGTGGCTTGCTAAGAAGTACGGCAAGTTAGATAAAGATAACTGGTCAGAGACTATACAGCTTGGTTTTCAAGAAGCTATGCGGGTTTTGAAACCGCGCGGAACTTTGGTATTCAAGTGGAATGACAGCCAAATTTCACTTCCTGAACTTTTGAAGCATATCCCGTACGAACCATTATTTGGACAAAAGCGCCAAAAAACGCATTGGTTGGTATTTCTGAAAGAGGTAGACAAATGAAATTAATGTGTAAACTATTTGACCACCACTGGACGTTTAGTCTTGGTGACACTCGTCCGTATTGCAAACGTTGTGGTGCGGAGAACTTGACGATTGACGAGATGCTAGGACGACCAATTGTTAAAATCGTTAACGGTCCAAACAAAGGTGTAGAAATTTTAGGAGAAGAGCGTTGAATGTAGTAGATAAACAAGTCTTCGTAGTAGGTTATCGTTATTCAGATAACGAACCATGGAAGACATCAGGTAGTAGTTACTGGAACTTAGAAGACGCAGTAGCAAATGCAAACACGCAGATGTTCCACATGCCTAAGTTAAAGACAAAGGTATTCAAGTTTGGTAGGGCGATGCCAGTAGGTGAATAGGTATGGAAATCGGGAAAATATCAACGTATTACCCAGACGAAGATGGTGAATACTTTGGATATAAAATCGGAGTTGATAATTGTTTACACATTGCACCGTCTGATCAGTTCGGTAAAATTGGGCAACAAGGATCACCAGGATATTTTCGGGTATTGTTTACGAATAAAGAGATGCTAGTATTACCGGCTGCTGACTTTGAAGCCAATTGGATAGAGGACTAAACCGACTGCATCCCTTTGCATCTTGAACATTTAGGAGGAAAGATGTCGGATAGAATTGATAACTATTTCAGCGATTACTACTCAGGCGTGATCGCTATGCAGATTGCAACACGGAAAAATGAGCTAAAGTTACCGACAGTTGTTGATGAAAATCAAGGAGGTGGCCGTGCACAGAATAAGCAAAGTAGGATCCTTGATGATCAGTTGATTGTTGAGGAAAGCGACTTCATTTTACAGTCATTCATTCGTGATGAATGGGTTATGGCACAGTTCTTGCGAGTGCTAACTGATTATGAACAAGCGCTGTTGATGTTGAAGTACGACAGGCGTAAAAAGCGTAGTTGGATTCAGGTGGCTATGATCCTTTCAAAATCCGAGAGCCAATGCCGTAGAGATTTAGTTAACGTAAAAAAGCGTTATCGAGACTCAATATTCTCGCAACACCTTGTGGAAAACTTTATGTAGTAAAAACATGCACGTTTTATGCACGTTTTTGACCTAAAAATCATGTGATAATTGTATTATCCAATGATTGAGAGAAAGGGTTATTGCTCATCCCCTAAAAGCATAACTGGTTTTATAGCTCAAACGGTAGAGCGCTGGAGTGAAGTCCCAGAGAATGCGGTTCGATACCGTGTGGAACCATTCGCCTGACGAGGTGGTATAATACAATACAGATTTTATCTGAGTTGCTACTTCATTTGAAAGCGACTCCATACTAGTTAGGTAAACTCTGGGGTGAATGTATGGCAACGCGTCAGGTTCGAGTCCTGATCATTCACATTGCACTGCACCGGTGCATAAAAACGAGACGTGTGGCGGAATAGGTAAAGCAAGACAACTAGAACAATCGAAAGTCTTAAAACTGTGGGGTGCAAATCCTCACCACGTCTTTGGCAGGTTGCGCAAGAGCGCCCCAGAATTTGAGTCGTTTTGGGTTAGAAATATCGGTTACAGGGTGCGACTCCCTGTCCTGTCGTTGCGGAAACGCAAACACAACTTAATGACCAGCTTGCCTGCCGGTCGTACATATTGCTGACACCTTAACGGGTGTTTTTTTATTGGAGAAAATCATGGATGAAGAGACGAAGAAACGTTTAAGACATATCCGTAACGCTACTAAGGTCAACAAGGAACATGCTGAAAATGCTAGACGTCAGAGTGTTGAACGGCATGAACGGTCAAGAGCACAAGTAAAAGCAGAAATTTACGACAACAGAAATATTAATTATCGTAAGCACGTGAGGTTTTAGTATGGCGTATTTTAAATGGACCGATGAATACAAGTCACTGGTTAAAAAATTATATACACAAGGCATGGATACACGTCAGGTAATTGATTACTTCTTTGACAACTACGGTTTAAATGTTAGTCGGCGGTCAGTGCAAAGATACAGAAAAGGCGCCACTCATACACCTGTTAAAGAAACCAAGATTAAAGATGTAGCGCGTGGGACTGAGATTGTGCTTAACAAAGACGGTAGCCAGTCATCATCAACTACACTGCAGATGACAAGTGAACAGGCTAAAGACCCTGACTTCGTATTGAGAGCACATGGCTTTGACCCTAGTGAATGGGATATTATTTCGGCCCGCAATAACTTTTGGCAACAAAATAGCCAAGAGAACGGCTTGATTGATTTATACCAGTCTAAGATTACAGTCAAGCCTAAAGCGGACAATGTGTTAACACCACAAGATGTTGTCGATATGTTCAAGTCTGATATCGAACCATTTACCGTGTCACAGAAAGCACGTAGTGAACACAACTTAGTTGTAGCCTTACCAGATTTGCACTTTGGCATTACGAAGCGCAGTGATGTTCAAGGGCATCTTGAAATGTTGATTGATGTCATCAGTCGCGGGTTTAAGACGATCGTGATTGAACAGTTAGGTGACTTGTTACATTCAAGTCAGATGTGGACGTCACAAACACTTAAAGGCACTATCCTGGACAAGGTGAACGAACGACAAGCGTGGGAAGATGCCAAGTGGTTCTTTGATGTCTTGGTACCAGTAGCGTTAGAAAACAGCACCAAGGTCTACGTTAAGCAAATGGCAGGTAATCATTCAGGTAACATGGAATTTGCCTTTATGGACTACCTACAAGTTAAATACCCGCAGTTAGCTGTTCACAACAACATTGATTATCGCGGAGCATACTTATTGGATAACGTTGGCATCATGTTAGCCCATGGCGATCTAGCACCTAAGAATTTGCCTATGCTGTTTGCTAATGAGTTTGGAGGTGTCTGGTCATTGGCTCATAGCCGTGAAATCCACAAGGGTCACTTCCATAGAGAGAAGATCGTTGATGAAGGTGGCGTGATCAGTCGTCAGATTGGAACGGTTAAGCCGAACGACAACTACGAGATTATGAACGGTTGGACATTGTCTAAGAAAGAGCTATACGCACTTGAGTATGATAGTGATAAGTTAGTTGCCGAGTGGCACGTTTAGGAGAATGATATGTCAGAAGATGAAATGATTAAAATCAGGCGTAAGTTGGATAAAACAGCCGATTTAGCTATTGATAATGGTAAGGCTATATCTAAGTTAATGGAAAATAATGTGTATTTAATCAAAGAAATGATATGGATGAAAGTAGAGATGATAATCATGGAAATTATTGCTTTTATCTTATTGATTGTGTTGTTACTTAATTAACGAGTGAGATTTTTATTTTCTAATCCAGCCCACGTCAGTCTAGTAGTATAATTACTGCTATTGGAGGTTGGAGATGAAATATTGTTTATTTAAGCATTTTTGTTGTAGAATGAGGTACACTTTAAAACATTTAAATAAAAATTTTGAAATCATTCCAAAAGCAATTAACAATAGTGTTGATAAACGTGTAAAATTCGTGACCCTACTACTTGGCATGATTATAGCAACAATTTATCATGTATATGTAAATAGATTTTTTGACTTAACATACATAGTGTCTTCATGCACGAGTTTTGCTATTTAGTTACTATTACACGTTTTATATTAAACCGTTAAGCGCATTTTATTTTGCAGAATCTGTCATTTATTATCGGTCATAGTATAATCTAACTTATCGGAGGATTGAAAATTGAACGATATAAAAGTTTGGCTGAATACGTTAGATTGGGGTAATGTTCCTGATTGGTTTGGAGCTATTGGTACGATATTAGCAGTTGTCTCATCGGTAATAATTGTGAAAATTCAATTAAATTCACAGCGGAATTTAGACAAAGAGCGCTACATGTTTGAAAAGCAAAATAACCTGTTGAATGATACTGAACTTTTATCTATGGATAATCTTCAAATACTTGATGAATTTGATGAAACTGTAAATCAGTATTTGCATTCCGTAGGGAAAGTAGATTTTCAATACAATAACAGAAAACGATTGAACGAACTATCTAAAAAATTATTCTATAATTATAAGTTAATTGAAATACACTTATCGACATTTGATTCAAATTCTATATTCATCAAGGTGGATGTTTTTGACGAATTACACAAGACGTTGATACAAATTCCTAAAGAAAATAAGACGATCAAAAATCTGACTTCGCCAGAGGATTGGACTTTTTCGCTTCCATTAGACACAGACGCTTTAAAAAAGGCTATTAATAAACAACGAGAAAATTTTAGCATCGTACAGCTTAGTGTCGCAGAATTGAGAAGAAATATTACAAGCGCGTAAGCGCTTTTTATTTTGCAGTAAAACATTGAAAGGAGGTGCCGAGATGACATGAAATTAACACCAAAACAGCAGAAGTTTGCGGATGAGTATATCAAGACTGGAAACGCAACGCAGTCAGCGATTGAAGCGGGTTATAGTAAGAAGACAGCACAAGTAATAGGTGCTGAAAACTTAACAAAACCTATGATTAAGTCTTACATAGATGAACGCATGGATAAAATCGCATCAGAGCGTGTAATGGGCTATACAGAAGCCGTTGAGTTGCTAACTAGTATAGCTAGAGGTGAGTTAATGGAGACGGTCGTAGTAGGCACTATGGACGGTGTAGAGACAGTCGAAAAAGAAGCGGATATTAAGACACGTATCACAGCCTTGAAAGAGATACTTAAGCGCTATCCAGGCAATGACAAGCTAGTTGAACAACAGGTTCGCAAGTTGACCGCTGATGCTGACATGGCAGAGGCAAGAGTAAGGTTGATGAACGATGATCGAGTATCAAGCGATGCAAAGATTGTGATTGTCGATAGTTGGGGTGATGAAGATGACACCAACGATTAATATTCAGCAAGAGGTACAACCTCACTTTAAGGATGTGTGGGTTGGTAAACAACCTTATAACATTCTGTACGGTGGACGTAACTCGTTCAAGTCATCAGTCGTAGCCTTAAAACTAGCACGCTTGATGATTGATCAGATTGTACATGGTCGCAAGGCTAACATTGTGGTGATTAGAAAAGTGGGTAACACGATACGTGACTCAGTCTTTCAGAAAATACAGTGGGCGCTTAAAAAGTTCGGTATGATGGGGCGTTTTTCAGCTACTGTTTCACCATTTAAGATTACTCATAAGCAAACAGGTTCAACATTTTACTTCTATGGTTCAGATGACTTTCAGAAGTTGAAGTCAAATGACATCAATGACATTATTGCCGTGTGGTATGAAGAATCAGCCGAATTCCAAAGCGCTGAAGAATTTGACCAGACAAACATCACATTCATGCGACAAAAGCAAAAGGATGTGCCACACGTTAAATTCTACTGGTCTTACAACCCACCACGTAATCCCTATGCTTGGATTAATGAGTGGGTAGCAGAAAAGAGAGGTGATCCAAATTATCTGGTTGATTATTCAAGTTATCTTGACGATGAATTAGGGCTACTAAAGGCTAATGGTGGTCAGATACTCGATGAAATCAATCGTATCAAAGACAATGACTATGATTACTATCGCTACATCTATCTGGGTGAAGCGGTTGGTTATGATAGTAATGTCTATAACATTGACTTATTTAAACCACTTGATGAGTTACCAAGCGACGATCCATTACGTTATGTTGCTTACTCATTAGACGGTGGTCATTCACAGTCAGCGACAACTGTATCACTGTACGGCATCACGCAAAAGAATAATGTCATCTTATTAGATACGTTGTACTACTCACCGTCTGGCCAAACACTTAAGAAGTCACCTAGCCAATTAGCTAAGATGGTGTATGACTGGATCGTGAAACAGAACCGTGATCCACGTTGGGCGCATGTTGAAGTCATTAAGCGCACGATAGATAGTGCTGAAGCAGCATTAAAAAATCAGTATGCCGTGGACTACGGTATTAGTTGGCATCCAGTAGCTAAAAAGAAAAAGCAAGAGATGATAGATTACGTTCATTCGTTAGTAGCGAGTGGGCGTTTTTATTATCTCAAGACACCAGCCAACGAGATATGGTATGTGCAACATCGTGATTATCGATACGATGACAAGACAATCAATAGCGATGACCCTAAAGTAATCAAGGAAGATGACCACACCGTGGATCAGACACAATACTTTGTGCTTGATAATGCTGCGTTGCTTGGTCTCAAATACTAGGAGGCTACATGAAGCTACTAGATAGAATTAAAACAATGTTTAAGATAGGAGGCGCACAAATGGGCGTTGTAAGTTCACTGAATAGCGTATTAGATCACCCCCAAATTAATGTGTCACCTGGTGAGTATGAGCGCATCAAGAAAGATTTGATTTATTTCAAGGGTGAATATCCAGATGTAAGATACAACAACACATCAAGGCAAACAAAGAGCCGACCGTTTCAACCATTAAACGTGGCCAAGGTTGTCGTTCAACAACAGGCATCTATCCTTTTCAACGAGAAGGCAACATTTGCTATTGAAGGGAACGATACCGCTGACAAGTTTGCACATGAAGTGTTAGATGCAAATGATTTCAATAAGTCGTTTGAGCGTTATCTTGAAAGTATGTTAGCGTTGGGTGGACTAGCTATGCGACCTTATGTGTCAGGTGATGAGATTAAAATCGCCTATGTTCAAGCGCCTGTATTCTTTCCACTGCGTTCAAATACGAATGATGTGAGTGAAGCAGCAATCGCTACTAGAACAACACAAGTTGAAAAGGGGCATAACGCTTACTACACGCTGCTAGAGTTTCACTACTGGGACGACAATGGCTTGTATCACATTGATAACGAGTTGTATCGCTCAGATGAAGCTAACGTAACAGGTGTACAGGTATCATTGACTAATCTCTATGACGACTTGGAGCCAAGCGTGACGCTTGCTGGTCTGACACGGCCAATGTTTATTTATCTCAAGCCGTTTGGATTCAACAACAAGGATATTACTAGTCCGTTGGGTCTATCTATTTATGACAATGCACGTCCAACACTTGACCAGATTAACACCGCCTATGATCAATTCTTTTGGGAGTTGAAAATGGGGCAAAGACGTGTGGCTGTTCCTGAAGGCATGATCAGTGTGCGGGTTTCTGAAGGTGGTGAACGACAAGAAACGTTTGAGGCGGACCAGAACGTTTTCATTGGCATGGGTGCGGGTGTTGATGAAATGAAAGTCACTGATCTGACCACCCCAATTCGTGCAGACGACTACATCACAAGTATCAATCAATTCTTGAAGACACTTGAGATGCAAGTTGGGTTATCTGTTGGGACGTTGTCATTTGACGGACAAGGTTTGAAGACGGCTACCGAAGTTGTGAGTGAAAACTCAATGACTTATCGGACACGAAACAGCCATCTCAATAATGTTGAGCGAGCTGTACAAGAGTTAATCGTGACGATTTTGGAGTTAGGGAAGGTATTTGGTCTTTATGAAGGGGACTTACCAACATTAGATGACGTTCGTGTTAACTTTGATGACGGTGTTTTCCTGGATAAGACAACTGAACTTGCTTATTGGAGCCAAGCGGCTGCAGGCGGGCTAGTTTCAAAGCGATATGCGATGAAGAAGCTGTATCGTGATTTGAGCGATGAAGAATTAGACACGATGATCGCAGAAATTAACCAAGAACAGCAACCGCCATTGTCTAATGTTGATGCTGGTATGTTTGGTAATTAGTTATGGCTAAGAAAATACCAAATAATGATGATCAAATGACGTTAGGAGCATCGCTATTAGGTGATTTATATGAAGAAATTGCCCAAGAGTTAATGCTACGTATGATCAAACGCATGATTGAACGTGGTGCGGTTGATTTAGCAGAAAATCCATATGTATGGCAGTTACAAAAGTTGCAAGACATGCACATGCTGAATGCTGAAAATATTGCCTATATCAAACAGCAAGTTGGTGTTGCTGACGAATTGATTGACGAAATACTGGTTAATGAGTGCATTACGGTTTATCAAAAGACTGCTGATCAACTCGCTAACGATTTAAATCAGACAGCACCAAATAACGATGTACACCAAACACTTGAAGTTATTGCAGCACAAACAACAGCAGACCTAGCAAACTTTGTTAATGAAAGTCTGTTGTCTAAGAATTTGGGTGTGAATCCGGCAATGATTGCTTATCGACGTATGATTACTAAAGCCGTTGTTAATGTAACGACTGGTACTATGAGTACACAGCAAGCCTTCTCTAAGTCAGTAGAACTTGCACTGGCCAAAGGTATATCATCATCTTTCAAAGACAAGGGTGGGCGTAACTGGCGCTTTGACAGCTATGCTCGTATGTTAATGCAGACAACAACGTACAAGACGTACAACATGATGCGGACACAAGCGGCCGATGAAATGGGTGTGTCAACATTCCACATGAGTTCACACAAGGCAGCACGACCCGCATGCGCACCAATTCAGGGACACATCGTTACCAAACAT